TAACCTGAGCGGGCACGACCGCCTGCCAGTATGTTGAGGAGGTGTCGCTGCTGCCGGAGCCGTAGCCGGAGCCGTAGCCGGAGCCGTCGCCGTAGCCGGAGCCGGAGCCGTCGCCGTAGCCGGAGCCGGAGCCGAAGCCGTCGCCGTCGCCGGAGCCGTAGCCGTCGCCGGAGCCGCCGCCGTAGCCGCCGCCGTAGCCGGAGCCGTAGCCGAAGCCGTCGCCGGGGCCGGAGCCGCCGCCGTAGCCGGGGCCGTAGCCTATGTCCACGGCCCTTTCTCCCAGCGTTGTACCGCTTCTCGTGTCATTTCCATCAATGCATCAACATTGTTAACGGTCAGCGAGGGAACCGCTGGGCCAATCTTTGAACCTGCGAGTGGGCCGGTCGCGGCTAATCCCAACACACCCTTCACGGTTTCAGGCCAAAACACGCACATTCGCGCATTCTTGAGCGTCATTGTCTCCTCCAGCTTCGCCTGCTGCACGTAGCCGAAGAATACGCCACGATGCGATGTCGTGATTACTACTGGTGTCATGTTTTCCACATCCGCCTCCCTTTCTGCTTGCTTCACCTTTCGCTGTTCAGAACTCATTTCCCCTCCTCTTCTCGAACGTGGGCGAGCCGGACCGTCACGCGGGCATCACGGTGCGAAATGCGATAGCCCGGAAGCTTGTCGACGCGCGAGTGGTCGTGGCCTTCGTATCGGATTTCACGATTCCTCCGATGACAGTAAGTCCCCTTGGCGCTTTGAGCGCCTAGGATTTTTCGGCTCTGCCTCGTTCGGCGGGAACTCCTCTGGTGCTTCCTCGAACTGAAGCATATCCAAATTAAACTTTGCCTTCATGTGCCCGATCTGGCCGTGGCGGAATTTCAGCACGTAGATGTCGGCATCGCACTCGGTCCCCGCTTTGAGAGACTGCACAAATTCCCGATGAACGAAAATGATGATCGTGGAGTGCTTGCTCTTGGCGCCGCTTCCGTAGATCGAGTCCAGCGTCGGTCGCTTCAGGGCTTGCTCGTTCGGCGCCTTGCGGAGTTGCGAAACCATAATTACCGGGCACCGCAACTCAATGGCCAAGGACTTGGCCCCGATGATGAGGTTCCTCTGCTGTTCGAGTTCATCCTTCCCTGGTGCCACCACGAGCTCGTCGTAGTCGATCATCACGAAGCCGATTGTTCCGTGCTGGCGTTTGTATCGGCGCGCGGCTATGCGGATCTGCGAAAGGGACAGTTCACCATCCAAGATCCGGCACTCTGAGCACATCTTTACCGCAGCATCCGTCAACGCACGCCAATCCTCAGTGCTCAGCTTTTCTGGCCGGCGTAGCTTCCAGTGCGGGACTGCTGCTTGCGTTGCCAGTGGTCTTCCCGCTACTTCCGTGTCAAACATTTCGGCAGAGCAGTAGAGACCGTGAAGCCCATCGCGGCATCCTCTTCCGCGGTGTTGCTCAGCAAAGATCGACTTTCCGACACCGGACCGGGCCGTGAGAGTCATTACCTCTCCCGCGCGCACGCCCCCTGTAATTTTGTCGAGTGCAGCCACCCCAGAGAATAGCCGTGGACCCGTGGGGGATTCCAGTTCGCGCAGCAGATTTGTCGCTGCGTCCCTGTAGCTTTTTAGTTCTCCCTTCGCCGTTGCTGCCTCAAGAGCCAGTCGGATGATCCCGTCTGCTGCAACGTCCAGCAATCCCTCAGCTTCTTCTCCAGATTCCAACGCACGCTGCTGAATGCTCTGAGACCAGTACGCCAGCTTGCGTAGGAGTGACTTCTCTTTGACGATCTTGGCGTAGAATTCCACGTTCGTTACGCGCGGCACGCCATCAACCAACTGAGCTAGGTACGCTGCTCCCCCAGCGCCCTCTAATTCCCCCCGCCTACGAAGTTCTTCCATCAGCGTGACGGTATCCACCGCCTGCCTCTGATCGTGCATTTCGCAAACGCGCTCAAAGATTCGTCGGTGCTGGTCAACGAAAAAGTCCTCGGCATCCACGCGCTGTTTGGCTTCGTCGATGTATCGGTTGTCGAGCAGGATCGCCCCGAGTACGCTGCGCTCAGCTTCAACGTTGGCTGGCAACGATTTTCCCAAGGTGTCCATCACTCAGGTATGTCCAGTTCGCGCACGCCTTCTTCCACTTGGTCAGCACCCATCTCTTGCGCCTGCTTCTTTCCCTCACAAATCTCCGCCCCTTCGGTGAACAGGAAATCCTTGGGGGCAAATTGATTGCTTTTCAGCCTGTCCGATCCGCCGCGTCCAGAGGCCCACTCGTCCAGAGCGGCCAGCACCACCGGCTCACCGAATCGCTCACAGAGTTTTCCGTAGCCTTCTACCAACCGCTTCTGGCGTCCTGGGTGTCTGCCAGCCACGGCATAGTACCTAGTGGCGAAAATCTTGTAACTCCCGGGTTCGTTCTGTCCGACCGTTTCACTTTCGGGACGCTCCCCCTCTTCTGTTCTTTTCTTATCTGTATCTGTACTAGTAAAGAAGAGAGGCTTCTTGGGAATGGGTGGGGATTGTTCCGTGATGTTTCCGTGATCGTTCTTTTTCAAGCAACCCCTTTTACCGCATCTCTCAACAAGCGCCCTTAGTAAGCTAACCTTTGCCTTTTCAACGTATTGGTACTCATACCACTTAGGGAACCAAATGATAGTTTCTCCGCGTATTTTACAAGAACGGATAGTCTCAGTGTGGACAACCTCCTGCCTCCACTTTTCCAGATCGCTGGGCTTTACATCGTTGTCGTATGGGAAAATGGTCGCCTTAAGCCATGCGCCTGATCCTTTGAGGTATCCTTCGTCGTCTGCGTTAGAAATCATGCCAAGTACGAATAGCCGCTTCTCCCGAGAGAGGCGACTGATTGGCTCTGAGGTCCAGAAGTTCGGATCAATCGTTCGTTTACGTGCCATTGGTTGCTCCTCGGTAGAATCCACCAAGATGCTTGGGCGGCTCACATCGGCAGACGGCACCGCACTTCCTCACGAAGCAACCCATGAGGTATTTCTGAAGCCATCGCGGAAGAGTCCTTGCGCGTTCCCGAACTGGCATCTAGTCTCTCCTGTGACGGACCTGGCTCTGCTCCCGCTGTTCCCGCTGTTCCCGCTTCTTCTGGCGACATCCCTTGCATCGCTTCGGCTGGTCTAGGTTTTTGCGACCGTAGAAGTCCTGCTCGTCCGCTGTGAAGATGAACAGATTCCCGCAGTCAACACATTCCAAGTCGAGGTCACGCACAGTCTAACTCCTTTGAACATAGAGTTTCAACTTTGGCCAGTGACTAGCCAGCACCGCCCTGCAAAATGCTTCCTTCTCTACCGCCCAGATCGTTTCGATCCCCGCCCGCTCGAACCCCAAATCAAACCCGCCGATCCCCGCGAACAGGCTTCCGTGTCTCAACGCTTCCTCAACATCTCCCGCACCAGGGAACCTTGACGAGTTTATCGTTCACCATGCGCTCGATCAGCAGCAGCGGGCGGCGCCGCACCCCGCAGCCAAAACACCGCGCGCCGGTCCAGACCCGCGCATCGATGCGACAGTTGATTCCACGTTTCAGTTCGAGTCGCACCTCGCGTTCGACCGGAGTGAGCGGCCGCTTCTGGCCCTGGTAGTAACCAAAGCGATTCGACGCGTAGAGCTTCGTTCCGCATCCGCAGAGACAGAAACGGGGTCGCGGCCGCGCGGCGCGGTAGGCCGCGCGCTGGCGCGCGCGTTCCGCACGGAGAAAGTCGGGGCTCAGGCGCAGGCGACGCATGCGCAGACGGTCGTAGCGTCGTTTCCAGCCGGGCAGCTTCCAGCAGCCCGGGAATGGCCGCGGGAGCCCGGCGACATGGATCCGGTAGACTGCTGGACGTCCTGTGGTGCAGCGCCGGAATCCGCGCGCGCTCATTTCGAACCTCCCTGCAGGGGCGAATCTTTAGGTTCGCCCGGGCGATTCTAAATCCGCAATCGAACAAATCCTAGAGTGAAAGATCATGACTCGCTCTCTCCAGGCTCGCGCCCAAACAGCGACGACTCTTCCCTCCCTGAACCAAGAGCTTCTTGGGCAGAGGGGATCTTAGCCTTCGGCGGTGCCATCGGGCGCTCTACCTTTGCCGGCGCTCTGTCAGAGTCCACCTGTATCGCCGGGATTCCGTCGTCCTCCCACAACGCTTTTCCGCACTTCGTTATCCGCACGAGCTGGTGGAACTCTCCGCCCTGCTTCCCAGGTTTCGGGTTGTACTGAAATTCGCACTCCAGACCAACTGAGCCGTCGAGCAAAGCAAACAGGTTCACAGTCTGTCCCTCGATGCGCTTGCCGGTCTTCGGATCATGAATGAGCGGAATCGAATAGTTGTTGTAGGTCCACAACCACCGAACATGCCCTTCCACCCTGACCTTGCGGTAGGGAGAGCCGTTGCTGGCCGTTCCGGGTTCGACAAGTTGGAGTTTCCCGCGCACCTTGAGCGGAGTCCCCTCGTCTTGGCTCTCCGATGTCTGATTACCGGACTTCGTTTCCGCCGTTGTGACGGCTTGCGGCTCGGGTGCGACACCGTTTTTCTTTTTGTCGGATTTGCGCTTCGGTTCCTTCGGCGGTGCTACGGGTCGATCTTCTTCTCCAGGGTAGAACTCTGGCTGCATTTCCTTCGCGCGCTCTGGTTCGTCAGGTTCGATATACTCCACCTTCGTCCCTGTGCCGAGAGCCTTGCGGCTGGCATCGAAAGCCAGTGCCGGCGCCGTAGCGTCTGCCACCAGTGCCCGAACGTTCGTCCCCGGAATCTCAAGCGAGACGGCAAAGATAGTCGTGGTGTGCTTCTTCCCATCCTTGCCCGCGTAACTCGTCTTCTCTGGTCGCACCACAAGCTGCGCTCGAATTCCCGCCAGCCGACCGAAAAGGTTCTGCAACTGAATCAAGGAAGAGTGAATCTGGCGGATTGACCGATACCCTGTGGTGTCGAACTTCCACACGCCGCCGAGTTTGGGCACCTCAGCCAGCATGAAGTGGAGAACGCCGTTCGGCTTGCACGGCTTTCCTGGCCCAAGGTCGGGGCATCCTTCCCCGCACGGCTCCCAAGGTTCGCCCTCTGGGTGCGCCTGCGTCCTGCGAATGGCCACAAGGCCGTTTCCATGGCAGACGCACTCTGTAGCGCGCCACCAGGCCATCTCCGTGCGAAACACAACGTCTGGGTCGTCGTCCAGCAGTACGATCCAGACCGCTCGGCACTTGTCGGTGTAAAACTTGGTCAACTCCTGGTCGCATTCCCACTCGTGCGTCTGCTCGTTCTTCTTGCGGAACAGGAAGTGGTCCGACTTCGACGGTGCTGTGGTTTTCCCAGTGCCGCCACACTTCTTGCACGTCGGCCCTTGGTGGCCTTTGCAGGGGCGGGATACGACCTCCCCAATGGCGAGTTTGCCCACAATCGCAAGGCGCTGAATCGGCGCTTGGGTTTCCTTGTCGTGCGTGATCCCGTAAATGCTCATAGTTCCCCCCAGTGAATCCACTCCCAGTACCAACGATTCCGACTCATGGCTACTCCTTCTCTTCTTCCTTCCTGTGGGACTCGAACTGGCCCTTCACCCAGGCAGCAAAGAACTTGCCGACCGATTCCGCCTCCAGCATCGCAGCGTGGACTTCGGGGGGAACCTTCTGGTAGACGTGAACGGCACCGTTGGCGAACTCGATGTGGAGTTCTTTCAGTGCAGCATCATAGCCAACTGATGTTAGAAAGCTGGATGTGACAGGCGTGCGTTCCATCACCGCACCGCCTCACTCTTTTCCTGGTACACGCGGACGCCTGGGAGTTTGAGTAGCGCCTTCTGCGCACGCGCCATTGCATTCAAGGCCGATCCGTCGAGCTTCAACAGCCCGAGCAACTCCGGTGTCTTGGCGATGTGCTTGACCAAGAGCAGGAAGTTCTTGCTCTCTGGCGTCATTAGCGCGGCTTTCCAGGTCGTGCGGATCGAGACTCCTTCGGTCTTGACCACCGTGGGTGCCGCGGCTGGCGGTGGCGCGATGCTGGGCGACTCCACGATGGCATCCACATCCTCCGGTGCCGCGCCCGATTGCTCCGCTGCGGTAGCCTCTTGGAGCTTGCGCTCTTCTTCCTGTTTCCGGGCTTCTTCATCCAGCCGGCGTTGCTCTTCCCTGCGCTTCTGCTCCTGGACGGTGAAGTAGGTGATGCGCTTGGCTTCGAGCAATTTGTCGGCCTCGTCCAGTGGAGCAACAAGGGACTTCTCTGCGTCCACGATAGCCTGCCACGCTTCCTTGGCCTTTTTCTTCAGTGGTTCGTGGTACTCGGTGATGCTGTTCCGCCAAGGCTTGACCACTTCCCGGCGAATGCGGCCGGCCTCATCGTAGGTCGGTTGGTCCACGATCTGAAACGTCTTGGCCTGGTCCAGCAGCACCATAGCCTTGTCCTTGAATTCCCGCTCCTTCACGGCGAGTGCGGTATCCTCGGGCATTCGTTCCTCCAGAGAATTTACTTGGTTCTTTCCAGTCGTTTGCACACACGAAGCGCAGCCAGAAAATCATGGCAGTCTTCGCGGTAATCCTCAGTCTTGAACCACTTGATCTTGTACGTCCCATCGGGCATGAGTCCCACGCCAACCCGGTCGAAGATGGCTGCTGGGTCCAGCGCGAATCCGTAGGCCGCAAGCTGTAGCGCCACTTCGTCCACCACAAGACCAGTCTCACTCGACTTCCAATCGACCAGGGTGCGGCGAATGCCGCGGACGCGGCCTTCCAGATCAAGCGTGCCCTGATAGCCGTAGACAGGATTTGACACATGGCACTCGACGAGCTCCACCTTGAATTCCGTGTCCCGTAGGAATTTCTGGGCCGCCCGAACGTAGCCGACTTCCTCTTCGTCCACGCTTTTCCAGTCCAGGTCGTTGTCGGCAAGGAAGGAGATTGCTCGATGTATCCTAGACCCTCTTTCTTTAGCTTGCTCAGATGCCCACCTGAAATCGTAGAGTCCGAGCGTGGAGAGAACGGCGGTCACATGGGGAAGGTTGCTGTTGGCTTCAGGCACGCTAGGCTCCGGCTTGCTTCAGCTAACGATGGATTATCTTCGCTACTTCCCAGGCCAGTTTCCAAGAGATTCGGTCATCGCAGCGGTACGGCTTCGGGATGCTCGGTGCGTCGAATTTCCGCCACACGATGCGGCAAAACAACCAGATGCGTCGAATCATAAGGCTCCGGCTTCTTGTCTGATTATCGGACGTGGCTCAAGAATTCACGAACATAGAACTCGGTCATTTTGGAAACGCGTACTCCACGTTCAACCTTCCAGAGCGTCGTGTCACTGACACGATAGCCGAGCGCCTGCATCGCGCGGGACGCATGGTTCAAGCTCCACTGTCTCTTCGCCCTCAGCCTAAAGAGGATTTCCCCCAGGCTTCCGTTTCTGTTGTTTTTTGTGTTTGCTTTCTTCACGCGACTGATGGTAGGCTTCTCCTGGTTGGCTGTCAAGTGAAAAATAGAGGGGCTGTGCGAATTCCTCACGAGACGATGGCGGCCTGGTTGCGGCAGACAAAGAGACTCTGTTTCTCTAGGCGAAGAACTCGTGCTTCCCGAAGGAAAGAACGTGCGGGTGCTCGATGGATTTCCTCACAATGTTCTCCACAAACCATCCCGATGTCGCCGTCTTGGGGTTGTAGTAGTAGAGAGCTCCGTGGGTTGGATCGTCACCAGTCGCATTGTAAATCTCTGCCGCAAGATCAAGGATGTCTCTACCCTGCTGACTGTGCGGATCAATCCATTTCGTTAGCTGACCATCTCCGGGGACGGAAATGGACGTGAATTGGTTCTTTCCACTGATGACTTCGTACCAAGATTTTCCCCATGCGTTCTTCCGGTTTCGGATGACGTGCCCGACCAACCGCATCCCTTCGATGCCTTCGCCAGCCGCTTCTCGGAAAAGCACCAGAGCAAGCAATGCGATGTTGTAGGCGTCGAGTAGTGTCATGATCCGTTCGTCTTTTGGAATGGGGGCCAGGTCTTGCCCCTCATCCCAGACAAGTAAATCAGCACTCGCTCAGAAAACATTACTCCGAGAAGAACCCAGATCCAAAACAAACGGTCAGAACTTTGCTGAGCGATCTTGGCCAGCGTCTCAAGAGTGGTGATTCTGCTTTCCATCGTCACTTGCCACCTCTCGATATTCGTGAGTCTGGCGTCAACCTTGTCAATTTGCCGCTGCTGGTAGGTGTCGGCCTTGTCGTAAGGACTGTCCTGCTGGACTGTCCCAAGGGCGGTGCTTGGCGTTGTGATGGCAAGGCCGATGGCTCCCATCGTCGCTGCGAAATAAGCAAGACTCATCACTCTCTCAAAGCCGAACATTGTACTCATGGTTCGTAGACCATACAGCAGAAATCCCAAACTTAGGATGAACACCACAGCCGACCAGGTAACGTGTGTCATGTCGCACTCGGTGGCGGGTTCCCGTTGCCCAAAGCCCGCACGGAAGGATAGGCTTGCACCACCAGATGCCGCACATTCAGCGCGCCAACCTGGCCGATCAGCGCCACGCCCAACTTGTAGTAGCGCCGGAGATTGTTCTGGTAGAGCGCAGTAACTTTCGGGAAGTCCCCGAAGAGCGCCGCCACCCGGCCATCCACCGCCTCAACTGGCGGGAGTGCGGCATGGACCAGCGAGGCGTAGAACACCCAGCCTTTCAGGAACTCGACCACTTCGGTGATCGTCAGCCCCCCGAGTGATAGCGTCAGGCCAAGAAGCGCCACAAAGATCAAACTCATCATCACGAGCCTTCCTTTTTCCGATTATCGGATCTGTGCTGTAGTTCCTCCGGCTTCACGCTTGGCGATGATGTCTTCGCGGGCTTGCTGCCCTGCTTCAGAGAAGATACCACGAATCAGGATCTTCTTTTCCTCGTTTGTGGTGTCCTTGTAGTAGGGGTCCCGCAGCATGTTCGTCAGCCATTCCTTTGCCAGCGCCCCGCGCACTTCTTGGTACTCGCCGTATTCCTGCGCGGTCATATCAACTTCTTCATCGCCGATTCTCATTTTCTTTGAAGGTTTCCCGAAAGCTATTCCCAGCCGTGTAAGTTCCTTTTCAACTTCCCCACCCTTTACTCGGGAGACCTGAACTGGGGACGCAAACTTTCGCAGGAATCCGCCCTCTCGCTCCTGTGGTTGGCCGAAGACACCGCGAACTGGGGGCAGTTCTTTGCTCAAGCCGGGAATGCGTGCTTTGAAAGATTCACCCACCGTTGTTGCAGTTCGCAGGTAGGGATCAGTAGCACGCGCTGCTTCTGCTAGCACGTTTGGAACGGCGGTCCCCATGATGCCTGACAACCACTTTCCACCATACCGCTCCGGGTCCGACACGGCCATTACTACGTCTGAGATGCCGCGCAAGAACGTCTTGTTGAGAAAGTTCTGCGTCACCGAGAACGAAATCTTCCCCGCCAAGTCGCGCTGGGTCATTTCGTCCTTCTCGTCAAACGTCTCGTAGTAGTCAGCGGACAAACCCAACACAGTGCCCAGTGGTTCCAACCGACCGTAAGAGTAATAGTTGTCGCCCACCTTCACGCTGTAGGGTTGCCAGCCAGTTTCGTACAATGCCCGCTTCTCGTTTGGATCGCTCGGCCCACCACCCGTGATCTTTCCTTCCGATGCCAGCATGACTACAGCAGCGCCAACCATTGAACCAACAAGAGGTTTCGTTATCGCCGCTGAGAGTTCACCACCCTTCAGCGCCGTTCCCGCCCGAGACTGCTTGTAAAGAAGGTGGAGAAGTTCAATCGGCGTTCGCTCAAAACCGTACTTGGCGATATTCAAAGGCGTCCGCATGAACGGCACGATATACCGGATCGGCCAAGATTTTGACCGCACGCTTTGGAGTGCTTTCCCCACCGGGCCGAGTTCCTGGTTGAAAGTGCGGTAGAACATTTCCGCGATTGACGCCTCATGCTCTGGGCCAGCTTCAGACTTCACAATTTCCGCGATGCGGTTGGAACGCGCCTGTCCAGTTAGCCCTTCCTTGACGGCCACACGGTAGGCTTGGGCATACTTCGCCGCGCTGTAATTGAGAGCCTTGAAGAAGTCGTCCTCTGCAACCAGCGCACGACCTGGACTTCGGATGGCCTTCCCGATTTTCCCAGGAATCGCCTTGGTCTGCGCTTCTTCCATTTTGGCATGGCCCATCGACGTTTCGTGCTTCCAAGCCTTTGCCGCATCCACTACCGCATTTCGCCAGCCCGCGATGGTTCCGTACACGTCAGCAGCAGCTTCGCCCATGAACCGCTCTTGCTGGGTCCCTGTGAATTTTGCGCGCAGGAAGTCGATTCCGCCTTCGGCGAACCGCTCGAATGGGGTGCTGAGTTTCACCAGCAGGTTCGACGTGGTGTTCACAAGATGCGTTTTTGGGCTGCTCAGTAGCGCATTGATCCATGCCTCGTAGATCATGTCAGAGATGCCAGGTTCCGCAGCGCCTTTGATGGCCACTCCCAGTTCACGCAGTTTTTTCACCACAGCATCCGGCACAGGTTCTTGGTAGGCACGAACCGCACGACCAGCGGCACGACGGGTAGGTTTGTATTCTTTCTCAACGAACTGCTTGAACGATTCCTCGGCTGCGGACAGCAGTTTAACCATCCGAGGAGTACCAGACTTCTTGGCCATTTCGCGGATTCTGCTCATTTCTGTATGCAAGACCAGCAGTTGCGCGTTCACGTTCTTGACCATCGCCTCAGAAACCTTGCGGGTAGGTGTCGGGCGCCCCTCGTGCTTGATTCCCGTGCGAACTTCTTTGGGTTGGAGAGTTCCAGTTTCTTGGATGTTCTCCATCTGGTCGGCAATCAATTGTGCCTGCTCAGTCAGCTTCGTTCCGAAGTCGGCGATCTTCTCGGATACCACTTGCATCTCTGGCGTCGTTCCCATCCGAGCCTCTGCCTCAGCCATCGGGCCTTTGGGTGCTGGCGCGAACCGAGCTTTCAGTCCAGATAGAGCTCGCTTCAGTGTTCCCTTCGCCTCTTGTCCCAAGAATTCCACGTCCTTGGCCAACTCAGGGAACGCACGGCGCAGCATCCCGGGAGGTGGCACGCCAGCCACCGAGAACATGCTGGGTTCCTCACGCTCTCTCAGAATTGCTTCGCGTGCGGTGTCTTCGTCGGCTTCAAGGCCAGACTTACGCAGCGATTCCATCTTGGCTTCGATCTGCTCTTGAGACGGTTGGTTGAGCGCACGCTTCGCTGTCTCGACCGGACCGAACATCTCTTTTTGCGGCGCCGCTTCCGTTCCGCGGAACAGTGGCGAACCTTCGATTGCCGCACCCTTTTGCTGGACCGGAGTCCGCATCTGCTCACCCATCTGCTCGGCCTGGGTACGGCCCAAGGCTTCCTTGGCGCGCTCGACGACATCTTCCATGCCCGGAAAGATAGCCTCTTCTGCGGGCGGTACCTCCGGCGCGGGTGCCTCTAGTGGCCTCAATTCAAGTGGAGGAGCGCCCGCTGGCTGCATGGTGGGGCTTTGGGCTGTCCTCGGTCGGCCTTCTGTGGGACCAGCGGGCTGCTCCACAGGACGTTCGCGTAATGCCTGTTTCAGTGTCGGTTCCTGACCCATCCCCAAACGCTTCTGAATCTCACCAACCTGCTTTTCAAGGCGCGCGGCCTCGGCCATCAACGCACGCTCGGCGCGCACAAGGTTCTTGGGGATTTCCTTCCCCTCTTTCCGCATCTTGGCGATTTCCCTGACCGTGCGCTCGAACTTCCGGCGTGCGGATTGCACCTTCCCCGCCGTGTCCATCATCTCGACCAGCGCATCGGTGAATCCGCGCTCCATCTTGAATCCCAGCCCGAGCGAAAGCTGCTGCTGCGCCATCGGTGCCAGCGTATCAATCGCCTCAGAAAGTTTCGCCGGCGTGATGTCGTAGACCTTGATGAAATTGTCGAAAATCTCCATCTGGATTTCGGGTGATAGTTTGTGCTTGCCCGCAGCTTTTCCCAGTGCGGTCGCCAGTGGCAGTTTGAACGTCCCGTCCGCAACGTAGCCTTTCAGGGCTTCGGGCAGGTTGTTGAGGGCGAGCCGGTCGGTGACGGTGGATTCTTTGATCCCGCCGTAAAGTTTCCCAATGTCGGCCGTGCTCCGACCATCGCTAACGTCAGCCGCAAATGCCTTAGCTTCCGCGATGGGAGATAGAGGGACCGGTTGCGAGTTGGACCGCCGAGCATAGTCCATCGCCTCCTTTTCGGTGCCGCGAAACTCGTTGACTGGAACTTCTTCGATCCCTGTGCGGCCGGCCGCTTCGAGTCTGTGATGGCCAGCAATCACATAGGCCCGTCCATCCTTCGGGTCTCGCCAAACCGTGAGCGGCTCTTTCGGGTCGTAGCCTTTCTCCGCCATCTGCTCGCCGATCCACTGTACCCGGCCCTCAGAAAGACCTTCCCGCGGCTGGAACCTTTGCGGATCGGTCGCCAAGTCCGACAATCGGACAAGCACCGGAGCCTCTGCCGGACGGCCCTGAATGGCTGCTTTTGCCACCTTAACAGGCTCAGGGACGGGCTGAGCGGCTTGGGCAGGTGGTAACGGCTTAACCGGAGGTTCGGATGCGGCAGGCACCGCCGTGGGCGCAAGAGGCTGCTCTGTAGGGGCAGGAGCGGCCTCACGAGGCGGTCGCACCTGGCCCTGGGAAGGTTGAACAGGTGGTGCCGGAGGCCGCTCCAACTCTGGCGCTGCTTCTGCCGTGGGGAGGACTGCGGGAATCCCTTTGCGGCGCGCTTCTTGCTCTGCCAAGGCTCGGCGCACTGTATCGAGCGTTTCGGCGGTAACTGGGAATTCGGGCTGACCAGCTTCCCGGCGCAACATCTCCTTCCAGTCACTCTGAAATCTACGTTGCGAGATTGCGGCGGGCTTACCTGGAATCGGCGCTTCTTGAACTGGGGGTTCTTCCAGTCCGGGTGGTGCTGGTTCGGCAACCAATTCACTGGCAGGGGCTTGTGGCGATCTTGCCGCTTCTGCCTCGGCTTGGAGTCTCGCACCTTTAGCCAACCGTGCTGTACGAATAGCTCTCGGACCTTCGGCAACCCCTCTTGTCATTGCCGCGGCCATTGCGGGACGTAACAACGCAGCCTGTACCTCTTCGGGGCTCGGAGAAGGTAGAGCTTTCTCGCTTTCGGGGTAAATCAGTGAGCCAGCGGATCTGCTCAGCGTGCGAACGTCTTCGGGAACGCCAGAGAGCGCTTCGGCTGCGAACGGTGCTATGAGGTACGGTGCGGCTGCTGGTTCAACTCCAGACGCAATCGTGGCCGCCAACCCCGCCGGAGTTTGCAGGAAATCCAAGAACCCGGCACCCGTCTTGGCGATGTCCCGCACGGCACCAGCAACCCTGCCTTGGGTCTTGGCTCGGGCCTCGCGCTCCTCGACCGTTTCACCACGCCGCTGAGCGGCCGGCAATGTCGTCTTTTCAACGAACTGGGAAATTGTTCCTTGGCCAAGCTGCTCGGAGATGGGCTTCGTCAAAAGAGGTCCAACTGCATCCAGCGCCTTGGCCACCAGCGGGTGTCTTTCATCGAATCCTACGGCCGGCTCCATCGCTAGGTTCGGATCGGTGCGTGCCGCATCTGCCGCCGCTTTTGCCCGAGCGATTGTGTCTGGCGGCTCCTCTACTGACCGCTCACGGATTCCTCCGAGTGGACGCTCACGGATTGGTCTTTCTCGAATTGGATTTGCAGCCGTCGCCACTATTGCACTCGAACGTACTTCCTCTGAAGTGCAGATGCCACGTCATCCGGGTGAACCTCGACAACCATTCCATTGGGCTTCTGCATTTTTACCCAGCCAGTCTCCGCCTTCTGCTGTGGGGACTTCCCAGGTTGCTTCACTTTTCCACCTGCGGCTGCGGCGGGTGCCGCGGGCTTTGCGGTCGGTTGCCCCGGTTGTGTGCCATATCGAAATGGAATCACATCCGCTCCCATAGTCGCAAGTTCGTTCTCATAGGCGTTCTGCGCGGCCTGCTTCCGTTGATTCAAAACATCTGTGTTTTTGTAGAAGCCACGTTTGCGCGGATCACGGAAGTCATCTTCGGCTTCCCGTAAGGCGGCATCTTTCCTGCGAGCAGCGTCCAGTTTTGCCTTGTTGATTGCCCGCTCGTCAACACCACCCGTGCGAATCCCTGCCAGCCGAGCAAGGTCAGCATTTCTCTTCTTCAGTGCCTCGTTGTAGTCGCCTCCCGCAGCCTTTAGGTACACGTCCCACTCGTTCACCGTCGTGTCTTCGCGTGGCTCGGCTCCTTTCAGCCCGCGGTCTTTTTCTATTTCCTGTCCTTGGGCGTCGAGGTACACATCGATCAGGTGCGTGCCATCCGGCATTTTCTTCGAGTAGGAACGAACCGGAGTCCCAGCCTGCCGTGCTTCCCGTTCGGTCGTTTCCTTCTTCTCCATCCCGAAGCGTTCGGATTCGCGCGCTTCTCGGGAAGCCCCGGTTTCCAACTCGAACTGCCTGCGCTCGGCTTCGGCCTCGCTTTCTGCTTTCTTCCGCTTGCTGCCGTAGGCTTGCAAGGCTCTGCGGTACGGGTCTTGCAACATCCAACTCGTTGTCTGATACGGAACGCCCGCTTCCACGGCACCCGGCCCAAAAGCTGACAATGCTCCCATCGCCAGGGCTGCGAGCAACATCTTTTTGTTAGGCGGAAACTGTTCGGCCGTTGGTTCTTCTCCTATCGCCTGAAGTGCTTCCATCTTCGGGAACCGACGTGGCTGTGCTGCTGTCCGATTATCAGATGTTAGCGGCGTTTGAGTACCCTGATCAGGAGCTTGGAAAAAACCAGCCGCAGGAACTCCTCCACCCAAGTAGTCTCCTGCCCCAAGATCTTCTTCTGGCATCGCGGCTGGCATTCCTTCCGCGCCGCCAAGAAGATCTTTCATGTTCCCGTAGAAAGGAATCCGCGGCTTCCTTCGCGTTGAAGGAACGAACGGTGGCGTGCTGAAATCAGAATCGAAGTAATCGGAAGCTGGCATCTATCCCTCCCGCCCGATGTAGCCTGGGACTCCTGGCTCAATGTAGTGAAGTTGCCCGCTGATATTCGGGATCTCGCAGCCCATCATCGGACAAAACACACTTGGCCCAGAATCCCTGTCCATACAAAGCGTACACGCATGGAACCAGTCTGGGTTGCCCGAAATGTCTGCGTGCTCTTTGAATCCATTGTTGCGGTTGTAGCGAGACTCGTGAACCGGCACTCCAAACTTTTCGTGGTACTCCCAAATATCAGCATCCGTGAAGTGCCGCAAAGGGAAAGCATAAGCCGGCGCTCCGTGGTTGATATTGATGTCCACCCGCAGCGGGATTGGCCCAACAATCGGGTCCACGTCGCTGCTCTTGTGACCTACAAAAACCACGTCCCACGGAAACACGAAAGTCCCGGTCGGTTTCAGGTACAGGTCTTTGTAACCACAGAGAAAATCCTTGCCCTCTTCTGGCTCACGAATCCCTGTAGGCAGATAGGCCGTTTTCACCTGTCCTACCTGATACCAATTCACGATCTCCATCTTCCCGTTGTTCTTGACGACCGAAACCGACGTGGGTTGATAGTCATAGACCGTGTAGCCGTTTTCGAGAATCACGCGATTGGCGAAGGCATACTTCTCTGGCGAGAACGGCTCTCTGTGAAAGAGAACGGGCAGTTTCTTCCTTGTACGCTTCAGGAGATCAAGCATCACCATCGAGTCTTTTCCGAAGCTCGACATGACCACCGGATTGCTGAATCGTTCTGTTACCAGACCGATCAACCAGTTGGCGTGCTCGATTTTTTCCTCAAGCGTTTTCATCACGCGATGAGCGCAGGAATAACAGCAGCACCAATTTGCGCTCCGCCTCCGATTAGGCTACCAGCCAGACTTCCACTCTGCCCGCTACCAGCCCCAGGAATTGTTTGTCCGTAAAGCCCCGCACGGGTCTGATAGAGTGGCTGCAACAACCCAGCCCGCATGAGAGCTCTGTTGATTGGCTCTTGAGCAAACTGACTTTCCAGTTCTGCTCCGCCCTGCGCTTTCTCGCGCGTCCGCTGTAGAGCCAACTCAGAAAGTAGCTCTGGATAAGCCGCTGTCGATCCCGTAGAAGTGTACCGGCGAGTCGCTTCGTCTTCCGCAAGCTGGTAGCCGATATCAGTGCCACCAAGTCGTGCGCGACGGATCGCCGATTTTTGCTCAGGAGTGAGATCAGATGGTATTTTGGAGAGTTCCCCGGTGATCTGATTCTCAAAGCCAGTCATCGCCGAGAGGTTTTGACTCCTTGCGGCTTCGACGGCTGCTTTTTCTGATCGGCCCATTATACCCTCACTCTTCCCGGCTCTTCCAAATCGGTCGATAGAACATCTTGAACGTCTTGTGACCAGGAGTGAATCCCAAGACTTCTGCAAACTCCATCATATTCGGCTTTGCGACTGGAATGAAAGCGTGAACGTCATCTATCCCGCCCAACTTCAGGCTTCGCAGATCGTGGTCCCGCAGTTGAAGCCCAACCGTCGCCGGTGCGATGAGTCCACGAATCACTTGCGCCTGGTTCGGTAGTTCTGGATTCACCACCAGTACGGCCTCTGTGGTGATGCGAAAGAAAATCGCTACGTCCGCTTTTTCCTGTCCGTTTTGCCCCACAATCCCCAGCACTGTGCAAGGGTCTTTCTCAGGCAACGGAAGATCAGCGATCTCCGCCAAGCCCATCTCGGCATAGAGCGCCTTCAGACGCTCAGAATCGGTCGGCAGATAGAGACGGTAGCGCATATCAATCTATGAAAAACCGTCTTGGGTCTCCTCCACTGGGACTCTCTGAAGGTGGCATTCCCGAAGGCGTTCCTGTTGCGGCTCCGCCCGTGGCGCCACTGGCCCCGGTGCCACTCGATGAGCTGTCAGCACGACTCCCCGTAACCTGGTCCCCGGAAATCAGAAGGTTTGCATAGACCGTCACGGTTGCGCTGAAGGTTGCGGCGTTGGCCATGCACTCGATGTCAATTCCTCGCGCCGAGTTGGGGATCGAGAGCAGGGTCAGAACACCGTTCGCTGCGAGTGTGTTGCTGTAAATGTTCGTGCCCTGAATCTTGAGACGAACAGCCCCGTCCCCCGTCACAACTACATTGAATTCTAGCTTCCGCGTGTTGGCTGGCGGGATCAGCAGAATCTCTTCGACCACTGTGAATGTTCCGTTGGTCGTGCTGCCTGTGTATTCCACAGGGAGCCGCAGCAACCCGCTCAGACCGTTGATCGGCGCCGCCCATCCATTTTCATCCGTGCCAGATACTTTTTGATAGAGCGATTCCCCTAGCAGCGGGTCTGTTGGGATGTAGAGCGTCCCGGGTAGCGCCGCTACCTCTCCGTTCGGCTCTCCCTGTCCCTTAATGATGGGCACGGCGTTAATCGCCCCGACGACCTTACGCAAAGTCTCGTAGAGATACGGCTCTGCGGTTGATTTCAGTTCTTCGAGTTCGGGAATGATAAGTTTCCCCATTATCAAATGCCTCCAGTATGACAAGCTATTTTGAATGATTCGCCATTTGAAGGTGTACCTCCAAAGGTCAGCACAAGCGAAGTAGCCGTCTGCGTCGTGGTAGTGAACGTGATGGTCGGCTGGTTGGCGTATTCCTGCCGCACGCATACCCAAATTGGCGCAGTAGTCCAAGTCCCATCCTTCGGCGTGTAGGTGATCGTCGGGCTGGCTCCCTGTCCTGTTCCTGCGCTGGTCACGACGAACTCAAAGAATTGGTCAACGCCGCGCACAGAGCCGACACTCGCTGTCGTGCCCCATCCCGCCGAGAGCGCGAAGTCGCCTGCGACGAGGGCGGTGCCTCCTGATGCTTTAATGCGAGCGAGATTCAGCCTCCCACCAGCATTTGTCGCATCTCCGTTGCGGAGTGTAACTTCTCCCAAGTCGAGGAAGAATGTTGTCCCTGCTGTACCAGTCCGCAAAGAACTTCCGCTTGCCAGATAATTCACACCAGTTGATGAGTTGTTTGTAGATGTGTTGGAGATAGTAGAACCAGATTGAAAGAACGGATTGATAATTTGCAAATCGTACACGGAGTTGTCGGCATTGACCGATACTCCACCAGCATGGCTGTGTCCGGGGTTAATCAGCGTGACCTTGCCTATGTTTCGTAGGAAGAAGCCGTTTCCCTCTACTGCTGCTGCTGTCACAACGACCGTCAGTCCGACGGCTGTAAAGGTGTTTCCGGTCCTATCAATATGGAATGAATATGCCGTTGCGTCCGTTCCCTGTTCGTGCCGGCAGTTGAGAATTGAAATTTCGTGAGACGATGTACTCGGGGCACCCCCGTCCACCCAATACAAGAAACGCTTTCCGCCTGCTACGGTTACATGGTCTATTTCGAGGTTCGTGACGGAGATATTCGTGCCAATCGTGATACCGTTGTAGGCGCTTCCGGGATACAATTCTAAATTTCGGAGGGTAATAAAGTCGGCGTCAAATCTAGGCGGATTGTACGGGTTCTTATTGATGAGGATAGGTTGATCAGCAGACAGATTCATCTCTTCGAGCAAAATGAAGTCTTGCCCTTGAATGTCTACGCCTATTGATCCGTGGCCGATTCCGTTCAACATGTCTATATTGAACAGATGAACTTTTGAGCCATTGATAATCTGAATAGCAGTAAACCCTGTCGTATTGTTCCCTGCATCAATGGCGAACCCCCCGATAGAAACGAAATATGTGATGGCGGAGCTTCCGGAATCAACCTTAAAGATAGGCGCGGTTCGCGTAGCGGCAACAGCGATGGCGGGAGTCCATCGACCGAATGTCACGACATGTTGCTTGCTGTTAGAAATAGTAACCGTAGTTGTCCCGTCATCTCCGTATTCGCCCAAAGGATTTCCGTTGATTGGGACGAGCACCACTATACCGGGGCCATTGGCAAGAGAATCTACGGCAGCCTTAATTCCCGCAACGCTCTGCGCGTACTTCACCCCATCCACGAAGATGATATTATTCACGCTCGCTGTGCGTATCTTTGGGTACGAAAGCGTTTGTCCTGGCAATCCACTCACTTCTCCGACCGATGCCGTGTTCGGGTAACTTGCCAGATTCAAGGCAATCTCTGCTGCTTCGTTGTCAGACACCACACCAGCCGGGATGCGGAAAAGAACCGGCCCATAGAAGTCTATCTCACCCGCACTGTTCGGGACGGAATGTCCCAGGAACTGCAACAAGATATTGCCGCCAGCGCTGGTTCCAATCTTCGCCCAATTAGAGCACCATACCCAATCGTCGAGCTGGCCCTTAATTGCCGGTCCACAGTACGCTTGTGCGCCACCGTTCGTAAACTTGTAGGAATCACTGCCAGTGCTTAGAACCACCGGATATTGTTGAACGGCTCCACTGTGCGTTCGGAACCACACACCGTAGATGAAGATGTCGCCCAGTGCGGCAGTCTGCGTGCTGAAGTAAAAACGCGGCCCCGCGTAGTAACCATTGGCGTTGACCACGCGAGCAGCACCAGCTGTTCCATCAGGACTATCAATTCCAGTCGTGATGGTCACATTGCTTCCGCCCCAGTTCCAGCCATCAGGATACGTCCCGCCAGGGTTCGTGATTGCAAGATTCGCGTAGCGAACAGCTACGGGCGGGAAGTTTCTCCGTGAAGCATTGATTCGAGCTTGGAGTGTTGGATAGCCGCCACCCCATCCACCGCCAAAGAACCCTACTCCGCGCGTTCCTGCCGGAGTTGTCGTGGCGTTTTGGTCCTGAGCGGGATATTGACCCACCACAGTTGCTGGCCCAACTACGGCGGCGGTTGCCCCGCTTCCGGCGGCCCCGTTTACCCACACAGCACTCGGTGGACCTTCCCCATCCACTCGAACAGCGGGAACGGCTACGGTGTAATCAGCCAGTTGGATATTTTCTAGCCGTGCAAATCCGTAGCCATTTGTGTTTGTAAACCACACACCGGGCGCGTCATTTGCGCCACCGCCCTCTACTGTCCAATCCGTTACAAATAGAGACCACGCAGCAGTCGGCCTAAACTTGATACCTCCGCCACGCGTACCGATGCTGTTCGTCACGTAAATCAACCCGGTCGAGTATACACTCACAGGGTCAATGAGCAGACCTGCGTGTTTATCGCTGGACGAAACCTCGGCGGAATTTCCTGCGATGGTGCAGTGGTCAAACCAAATCCAAAAGGAGCCCGGTCCAATCTCAACCCCCGGTCCATTTCCGGCCACTTGGTTAAGATTCCACGAAATGTTATGGAACTCGAAGCCCGCAGATGCGCCCAACGCACCTGTCTTCGAGCCATCTGAGTCAATACCAATCGTCATAAACCGACCGGGGTATTGAACTTGGATATTTGACATAGTAATTCCGACGTTCACTCCAGAGAATCGGAACGTCGGATACGCAGGGTCTTGGGACGGAGCGAAAATTAAAGCCTTCGACGGGCCGTGCTCAAAGTTGCCGTGGAAGTCGCCCGTACCAATGATATTAAGTGCCTTCTGCTGACGCCAACCAGCCGGGGGGCTGGCATAGTTTGGGTCGCTGGGCCCCACCATCCAGAGTCCAGCGTAAGAAGGGGTACCGCCGAAATTCACGTGAGTGCCCGGCGGTGTGTGAACATAAATGGTCCCGCCGTTAGTAAGAGCGTCTACACAAGCGAGAAGCGTCTGCTTGGCGAGGGTGAATGAAAGTCCGGATGCTGCATCGTTCCCGTCTGGATGCACAAAACAAACTGCATCGCCCACATTGAAAATCGCCCCCCCCATGCAGGAAGCCACCCCACCAATCCTCTGGCGTATACAGCCGAGATCGGAGTTGTACCACATATCCCCGTTGGCGAAGGTCATCATGCCTTCTTGCGCCGTGGTTAAAGGAACCAATTCCAACTGAGCGATACGTGTTGGTCGTATGGTCTGCGCTTGAAGTCCGACAATCGGACAACCCAGAATGAGTGCGGCGATGAACAGTGTGCGTCTCACAAATCCCTCCCTCACGGGGTCACGTACATGCAATATGAAAGCTTGGAACCGGCCGGCGCCGGCGCACCTAAAATCACTCGGAACCCAAGTTTGAAATCTGTCTTTCCTGGTAGTGGCTCTACCCCATAACTCGTCAGGAAATTCAAGACGATCTGCGGCACGACGTCCACGCTGATAGAGGTCCACGCTGTGGGGATCGTCACGTCTACTTCCGTAGCCCCAGGTGCGATAGCGACCAGCGATGCGCCAGCGTAGCGAGTTGCCTCAAGAAACTTCCGTGCCTTGATTGGTAGTTTCGGCGCCATCTACGTTACCCCCTGCTTGGCCCAAGCCTTCGTGTAAATTCTCAGACGCTTGCACTGAAAGAACGCACCTACCGCATTCGTCCCGAAGCGCAGCCGAGCCCGGTCAGTTTCGAGATTCGCCTGCCTTTCAACGTCCGATGGCGGCCCAGCAGCAAGGGTGATACCCGTCAGGTTCGCCACCGCCACATCATTCATCCCGCGGATACTCGAAGTGAATGTACCAGAACCGGAGACAAGGAACGCCGCGCCGCCGTACAAGTCGGTGCCACCCTCTCCCTGCCTGACGTAGGCGGTCTCGTAGAAACTATCGATGGCATGACCGTAATCATCCGTTCCAGCGTTCTCGACAATCGCTCCGAACGCCCCGTTGACCTCAATGGCGAAGTAAAGAGCTTGTCTCTTGGTTGAGGTCTCAAGACAGATCGAAGCGTGAACGCCAAGCAAATTAGCGTCGGCGTTGAAGTAGTCTAGTCCCCACTTGCGATCACCCTCTTCCCATCCTTGCGAATAATCCAGAATGATCGCGTGACGCGGCTTGATGTCTGCATCCAGTGGCACAAAGAACATGACGATCTCCTTCTCCGGGTCAATGAGCGTGTGAATCTTCTCGGAGACGTTCCAATTGATGCGGTTCCAGGTCGTCTGAATCTCCTGACTGAGTTTCAATCCTGTCGGTCCGCGGAACATATAGGCACCCGCCCGGGACGCCGTGATGATGAATTCCGAAGTCAGGTCAATCGCATTCGGAGAGGCGGCACCAGCTTCAGAATCGGCCAAACTCGTCGGCCAGAGTGATGGCGGGCTAATTCCGTCATCCTCAGTGGTATGAGTCGATCTCTCCTTGAAAACGTAGAAGTAACTCCTGTGCTGTACGCCGGCCACAATTCTCTGCCCGTCATCTTTTTGGATGACCACGAATCCGTTGATGCTGTCGAAGCGGTCAGCATTCTCTGGATCGGAAATCCGCAGCACGGAAGCATCGTACTTGATGTTCGTGGGCCATACTTGGATGCGGTCAATTTCCACATAGTCGCCAGCATTGAAGTTGATTCCCGCGACACCTTTGACGTACACCCGAAGCTGAAGATCTGGGGGAATGACCGCCAATTCAGACGTGAGAACCGCAGAAAACTCTTTGTACTTGGTGCTGAACCCAAAGTTCACCGGATCGAGCGGGACTTCTATCCCATGGGTATCCACGCCGGTTCCAACCACGTCTACTACCATTTTGCAGAAGTTCGGAGTGAATGCCGCAGAAAGTCGGGCTCGAATGGACACAGAGTAGGACGTGTTCGGCAAGAGTTTTGTGGCCGCTTCGGGGTTGCCAATTTCTCCCGTGTCCACAACGGCGTTTGCACCAGTGATTCTCCAACAGTCTCCGGCAAATCCAAGTGCGCTTTTCGCTCCGCCCGCGAATCCCGCCCGCTGTCTCCAGCCAAGCGGTTCCCCGCCCGTGGCGAACCCCCCGTCGAAGTCGAGATTCAGCATCTTGACCGTGTTCAATCCACCGAACGCCACGATCCTCTGGTTATACATCGCAATTCCAGCCTGGTCGGGCAACCTGAAATTTCGGCTGTAGCGATTGTAGTTCTCTCCCTGCAACAACTCCGAGTCCGTGAAATTCAAGTCGAATGTAGTACTCGTGTTATCCGGTACGCGGAAGCGTGGGAGAAAGAAAAAGTTCTCCTGATCCCCTGAAGCGCCAATCGCAATCCTGCGTGCGACGACGTAGCTTGGCCCTGTGGGAAGCGCGCTGAAAGCTACTCCGGTAGCTCCTGCGCTTGTCCATTTCCCGGCTGGGCTACGCTCGGTGATGTAACCAGAGCGTGTCTCGAAAAGAACGATGAACTGATGGTCCCCAACCTCGATTTCGCCGACGCAGGTTGCCGTCCCCCCGCCACTGGTTGTATCCGCCCCCGCGTTCGCGTAGGTAAAAGTCACTGAGTCGATCACGTCCACGATGAGAACCACGCCGTCGAATGTGGCATCGGTGACGCCCGCAATCGTTACGGTCTGGTCGGCTACCATTCCGTGCGCGGTTGTGGTCTTGATGGTTGCCACGTTAGACACGCGCACTGCACCATCCGGTGCCGCAGCGATGGTCTTCGCTGGGGGAGCACCATCAATGGCAGATCCGGGAGCGGCTGGTCCGCTCGGCGCCAAATGGTCAACATTTGTACCGTCATAGCTGCGAACGGGCGCTCCAGGAACCAATCCAGCACCATAAAAAGACTCGTAGATCCGATTGAACGCCAACACGGACTTCATCATCGAAGTGGGATTCGCAACCCCCTCTTTCAGCAAGAGCATCTGCGCGCCAGAGTCGATATACAAATCCCCGAGAGCGTCTAAAGAAAGCAGGCTTTTGTTCCCAAGGTTGTTGATGAATTGTGCGAGCCCGTACTGGCCGTTGAGAGAGATATTGCCGGTATCTTTGGTGAACCGATTGGTCAGTCCCGGCCGGGTCTCCACTGAACCCGGCCTGAAGCGCACATTTTGGAGGGAAGGCGACCATCCGCGCGGCACGTCCACGTCACGGACGAACGTGTATAAGCCCGCAAGTCGGTCAATAGTCTTTTCAACGAAGCTTTCAAACAACGCACTCTCCCCTTAGTCCGCTGTCAGACTAGAGCGGAGAATCGTCTCCATCAATGACGTAATTCACCATCACGTCGATGTGAGTCGCCGTGTCGAGCGCGCCGCCCGTCTTGTTCGCCGTGATGGCGGTGTTCAAGTCATTGTCCACAAACGACGCACCGCCCGCCAGAATCGACGTATTGGCATCGCCGGCGCGAACCAACGTATTTTGCGTCAAGGCCGCGATTGCGACAGCGAGCAATTTCACTGACGCTCCTGCTTGGGTGGCGAGAATATCCACGGTGGTGGCGGTCCCTGCCGCACCCCCAATGGCGATCATGGCCATGTCCACGATGCGGTACTGACCGCGCCGCAGCGCCGGAAGCAACTCTGCCCCTGCGTTGATCTGCGCGACCGTGAACCGCGTCCGAACATTCCACAGCACGTCGTTGTTGCTGAGTTTCTTTTCTTCCGCTTCAACACGCTTGTGCGTGACTCGTGCCATTAGCTTCCCTCCTGTGTTTTGACTTCTTCCAACTTTTCAACCTTGCCCGGATCGAAACAGACGGTCGGCTCGTACTGGCCATCTGGCGCATCAAGGCTGATACTCGCAAGGTCCGCATAGGCGTACTTCACGATGCCCGTCAGTTTGACTCGATCACCACTCTTCAACTCGATACCCTTGGCATCTTTGGCCATGTTAGCACCTCGCGCTGAATCTTTTCCCACGCCGCTGGATGAACTGCTCGTTCTGGACGATATGCGAAATCAGGTTATCCAGTTGTGTGCCTCCCATGTTCGCCATCAGGTCCACTTGGCCCACTTGCCCGCGACGAGCATAGGCGTCCATCGCCGTGAAGTATGCTAGGGCTTCCACCACATTGTCCATCAGGATGTTGCTACTGGTCCCTGTCGGATCGGCCAGCAACCCGAAGTACGTCAGTTGCAACAAGCCGCCTTGGGTACATTTGTTCGTCAGAATCGTTCGACTGCGCCAAGCCCAGTAGATGACTCGATCCGCTTGGTTCGCACTGAGTTCATTCGACGGGACTGCTACCCTCCGCTCGACTTCCTGCCATTCCTCCGAAGTGTTCAGGCGCCATTCGAGTTTCTCTGGCTGGTAGAGGTCGGCTGGCAAAATCGCTGTGATGTCCGATGTCCCCAAAACGTAAATTAGCCCCGTGGCAACTTTTCGGAACTCGACCGTGGAATACTTGGCGATCTCCGAAAAGACACGGTTCTGGGCGTTGCTCAGATGCGGCAGGAGCGTGGTGATATTCCAATACTGTGCGCCCGAATCATTCAAAAGCGCCTGAGCGCGCGAAAGGACATCACTGTACGTTCTGGTCGTCGCCACGGTGCCTCTCTAAATACATTCTAAATCCGCAATCGAACAAATCCTAGAGTGAAAGCTAAATACGCGGCTGATATTTCTATCTGTTCTCTCCTACGTCGCAGTTACTGTTTCGTCCTTCTTTCCCTTCTTGCCCACCACGACTTCTGCGGGCACGGGTGTCGGCGTCTGATCATTGGATAACGGCGGCAAGCCGCACGCTACCCGATGAATGGGCGGAACCTCAGACAGCTTGACCAAGCCGAACACCAATGCCTTCGGCCAGTCGTGAATCGCTTGGCAGGTTCCGCACTTCGCGGTGCCCTTCCGCAGCAACGCCCCGCAGATGCAGTGGAAATTGTCGGTCATCTCCGACTGCGCGGCTGGATTGACGAGTGCCCACTCAGGAAGTGTCGGGAGTTGCCGACGCCGGTACATCCGGTCGGCCACCCGCCGAGCCTGATCCGTCACTTGGCGGTCGCCGAGCTTCTTGTACCACTTGTTCGTCTCCATGATGATGCTGCGCTCCCACTTCGCGCGCTTTGACATCGCTCGTGACAATTCCTCATCGGTCGGCTCGTCACCCTCGATGGCAATAATCCCCATCGGACCGAAGGCGCGCTCGATCTCGTTCGCCACCTGCACAGCACGGATCGGGACGGCCACACTCAGGATGTCGGGAACTTTCTTCACCCCGAAACGGTCATGGCTTTCCTGCGCCGGGTTTTGGTTGTAAGTCACAGCCTCAACCACTTCAAGCATGATGTACCGGATGCCGTTCTTTTCCCCTACCGAAGCGTAGGAGAGCATTTCTCCCACAGGCTGATCGTCTTTGCGGTGCTCCACGGTCATCGCCCGAACCTTTTCTTCGGGGGTGTCGATCCCAGGAATCTCGTACCGGCCAGGATGCACGTTCGGCACGTAGAACTCGATGGCGGTCGGTTCTTCGTGGACCGAAATTACCCTCGCCGTCTCCAACTTAATCTTCAACGCCATTAGGTGTTCCTTTCTCGGATTAGATCCGATGTCAGAATCTCGTTCCCATGTCGGCTTTTTTCACCAGGTACGCTGTACGCCTCACCACCAAACGGACGGTGCATGACTTCCTTGACGAGTTCGAGGGTCCCTTCCCGCTGTTTCTGCTGCTTCTTTGCGAGTTGATACTTGATGTCCCGCGACCTCTGTGCACGCTTGGATTGCAAAACGGCATTCGCTCCGTGCTGCGCGAGCATCACCATTTCCTTCATGGCGCGGAGCCGGGGGATGATCTGCTCCACCACCACTGGCAACACGTTCGTCAACGGCACCTGCGTCTGGGGATCGATGAAGTGCATCACGCAGGCGTAGGTTCCCTTGCCGTAGTCTTCGCCAATGTAACCTTCCATCCTCGTCTGGCCTTCAGCTAGTTCAAGGCTTGGACTCGGTGGTTCCCAGGAGAGCAAGTGATAACTGCATTGGTTTTCGTGCCAACAAACTGGCAGCTTCCATGGCTCTAGGGTCGGACAGTCGCATGACCAGTCCATCGGATTCGTCTTGGGGCAACTCGGCAGGTGCTTGCGTGCAAGTCCGTGATTGTCATCTGCGGCCCAGGTCACGCGGTACAACGGCATCCCTTCGCAGTCTCCAGCCGAACGGAGCAAAAGTTCGTTGATCGCAAGCTCTTCAGCCTGCGTCAGCCGTGTACCCCCGATGATGATTGCGCTGTCGGTCATGGTTGTGAGGCGGGGAGATCGCTCCCCCCCGCCCTTGGTTTTGTTAGATATTGTCGTACCCACTCGGCAGCTCAAGATTGGAGATGTAGCCGTTGGCCACTGGGTTGTCCACGAAAATCTGGCCCATCCAGATGATGTAGAACAGGATCGCCGCAGTGGGCGACCCGGTGGTGGAGTCATACGGGCGGTAGGTGATCTGCCCGCTCTTTTTGTCGCGCAGGAAGTCCACGGGATGCGACTCTGCGCGCCCGAACGACTCCATGTTCAGGAAGTCGATTCGGATACGGGAAGCGTGGATGTCCACCTGTTGCTTGACACCCGCCATGCGCTGATCTCCATACAGCAGGTCAACGGGCTCATTGGACGAACCCTTGTTGATCTCGGAAACCAGCACTGCCAGTTCCTCGTAGGCCGCTTTCTGGGCCGGGTGCAAGTGGGCCAGAAGGGACTTGGGATTCACCGTCCCGGCGCGCTGAAGGATCTTGTTCAGCACGAGTCGAATCGGGGGAGTGGTCAGCGCGTTGTTGCTCGCGTTGACGTTGTGCGCGCGAATGGCCGGTTCCGCAGCGCGGGAGAAACCAAGCCAGCTTCCGGTCGCGGCACTGCTGACGTGGTACGGAATTCCGAAATACCACGCTGGGGTCGCGCCCGAAAGTCCTTCGGGCAGGATGTTGTACCCCTGGACTGCGCCGGGGTCGGCGTCCACGGTGATGGTGTTGTTCGGGTGGTCAATCGTGACGATGGTGGCCTCTCCGACCTTGGTACCCAGGTTCGCCGTGTAGACAGAAATCTTCTGCCCTTCACGAAGCAACTGGGTGTAGAACGGTCCGGTCATCGTCCAAGTCGTGCCCGCGACACCACCCGTGGCGATGGTGGCCAGAATTCCGTCTCCAGCCGTCTGCATCCACGCATTCAACTGCGTGCGTGTTTCCTCCATCGCGCGAGTGACTTCCTGGGCCAGCAGGTTGACGATTGCCTTTTCGCCTTCCGTCTCCGTCTGGATCAGCGCGTCCTCGTTGATTTCCACCGCGGTACGCATCGCAATCGGAGTCAGAACGGCCTTGTCGTACTTGGTCGCTGCGCCGCGACCGAGCGCGCCGCCCGCCAAACTCACCGCACCAGACCGGGAACCCGGGCGGATCATCAGCGGAACGCGCATTTCGCGGCTTGAAACCTTTTGCACGTCGCGTGTCTTGATCTCGTTCCAAAACACGTCGTTGATGTGGAACAGTTTTGCCAGTGGCTTGCCCTTCACTTTTTCGAGTTGCAGGGCAACCACATCAGCAGTCGTTTGAGGCATTGTTTTCCTTTCTTCAGAGATTAGCGGGACTAACTCCCACGCATGATCTTCGCCAAGTCCTCAACGGCATCGTTCCTGCTGATGTAGCCACCCGGTTTTGTCGGCGCCGGTGTTCCCGCCGAAAGTTTCCCAGGAGTGCCAGTTGCGGCAGGTTCTTTCCGCGCTCCCGCTTGCGCGCGGATTCCCGCCTTTTCCTTTTCCTTGCTTACGATTGCGAAGCCAGCCTCTTTGAGAAGCCGGTTCACAATCCCTGGTGCAATCGACCTGACTCGCTGTTGGAGATGCGCGACGATTTTATCGTGCAACTCCGGGCCGCGTCTGCCCGATCTCTGTAGCTGCTGGAGGCGCGTGTTGAAAATCTGCGCGCCAGGATCATTCCTGTCGTCCAGCGCCGAAATTATTTCGTCCCTTGCAGATTTCGCCACCATCTTCATCAAGCCAGGATTCTTCGCCAGTGCTGTGGCTGGCTGGAGGCGCTCAGTGATGAGTTTGTCTGTCCAGGAACTCATCTCTTTCTGGATTCCTGCGGTAAACTCTTTCTGGCGTTCGGCCTCAAATGCCTTCTTCTCGGTCTCAAACTCCTCGCGCTCCTTGGCAAAACGAGCATCGACTGGCTTTGGCTTGGCTCCCGCTGCGTCAGCCATCTCTCCGCCACCCAGCGTGAATCCCTTCAGCCCCAGGCCGGCACCCACCACTTGCAGCATCGCCGTGAATTCTTCGGGCTTCAGTTGAACACGAGCAGCGGCGCCCGCAAGAATCGTGGGATCAACGTCCTTGGATTCAAGAATGCTTCCCAGAAACCGAGTACTCGCCGCTTCAATGAGTTCGGCGTAGTGGCCTTGCGGCTGTCCAGTTTCCGAATCCACATCCTCGTCATAGAGAAAATCGAGTAGGGATTCTTTGCCATCTCGGTCGCCGTAGTAATTCTGGTCGATCTCGGCGAGTTGGAGCGCATCCTTGTGCGCCTCCTTGGCCACGGCCACGGTCGGAAACATCTTGTTCATTTCCGCCGCACGGAAAAACTGGTAGCGCAGCTTTTCGTTCCCAGCTTGCTTCAGGAATTCTTTGAGTTGCGGGCTGTCCCGGTAGAGTTCGACGAGGCTCTTCTCTTCGGCCTCAGACTGAGCCTTGGCGATCCGCTCCTGGATCGTCTCTTCGGTGACTTCTTCCTTTGCAGGCTCTTTCTCTGCGCCGGGTTCGGGAACTTCTTCCTCTCCAGGCTCGGCGACTGCTTCCATTCCGGGTTCAATGGCTTCGGTTTCGGTGGTGACTTCGGGTGGGGTTACTTCTTCGGTCTCTGTTGAAAGATTTTCCGAGGTCTCCGCCTCAGACGTTTCTGTACCGCCTGCAAGGGCCGATGCGAATTCGGTGACTTCTGCTTCTCCTGCCATAGTGTTCTCCTTCGCTCTGAATTTACGTCCAAAAGACGAGCGGAACTTTTAGGACGGTTGGCGAAGACTTCAGGCGGGATTGGCGGTCTGTTATCCGATTATCAGACTTCAAGCTGATGCTGGGCTCGGTGGTGCTTTCGGCTTACCCGGACCAGCAACCGGCTGTGGTGCCATTGCTTGCGCTTCTTGCACTAACTGCCTCTGCTTCTGCCGCAAAAACTCTTCGTGGGCAACTCCGTGGGCAATTACGTTCTGGTAGCCCATCTGATTATCGCGCTTGGCCTTGAGTCCATCGGCCGATACTGCCCACTCTTTGACGGCTTGGATGTGCTCCTGATGGTTGTCCTCGAACTTCCCGATTTGGATCGAGGGCATAATAGCACTCAGACCGTCTGGCGTGTCAACAACTTCCGGTTGGCCTTGGAGTAACTGGCGTATCTCGATGAGTTGTTTCGTCCGATCATCCTCACGAGGAATGAAGAGTTCGCGCAAGCCGAGCATCGCTTTGCCGTAGGCCATATTGTTGGTGTGACCCAAAATCTCTTGGATGAACGGATCGTTCCCGGACATCTCCATCAACTTCAGGAAGATAGCTGATTGCTGTGTCCAAAGCTCAGGGAACGCTTCATTCGTCTCGGGATAGGCTTCAATCTGCCCCTTCAGGTTATCGACCAGAATCTCTCTGCCTTCGTACTCCCCGTTCTGCCCATGAACCGTGTAGGCCACGTCATCGGCCTCGCTCTTGGCCCACTCCCGGATGCTCTTGACCATGATGTTGGCCCATGCGGTTCTCATGTGCAGCCACGGACCATACATCTTTCCGAGTGCTTGCTCTCGATCAGCAAGATAGGTGGTGGGTTTCAGGCTTTGTTCAGTTCCTCCTGAAATGGTTGGAACCGCTCCAGTGACCGTCTCTCCCTTTTTCTCCAGACGGCCGCTCTGCCCGAACACTTCGCTGGCAATTTGTCCTGGGCGGGATTCGTAAACCAGGTTTCCGAGCGGCATGTTTATCGGTGCTTTCACTCCATAGATGTTCCCAGGAACCCGCGACTGTCCGGCCAACGCATTCACATTCAGGAAAGCAGAATTGATGAGTGTGCCCTGGCCGGCTGCGGAGTATTCCACCCACTCCATGATGAAGTTTTCGAGTGTGTTGATGCGCTTATTGATGGAGATTGCTGAACTTCCCAGCGCCGGCTTATACATCCCCGGCCCTTCGTGGGCATGAACGAGTTCCCAGTGATCGTCCATGCTTTCGTCGCGCACATCGAGCAACTTGTCGGTCGCCATCGCTAGGTAGGCGCCAGTCGGAAATATTTCCTTCAGCCTTTCGCTGTACTTCTTGCCCTGAGTGTCTTCGCCCTTGACCATCTCGAACGAGGCTGGCCGCAACCAGTAGCGTTTCAAAGTCGCAAGGTTTTTGTTCCCTGCAGAGTAGTAGATGTTCGTGGATTCGTTGAGCAGTAACCGGGCGTAGCGGTCATAGTCGCCCGAGCAGGATGTCCCGCTTCCGCCCTCGCTCGCGCTTGCTGCGCTTCCGGTCCCTTCAATTCCTTCCGCACGCTTCCCGTAGGTGTGGAGAAGTTGCGACTTGTGGACTTCGTTGTGAAGCCCAAGGTAGGGCATGTCGGGCTGATCTGAAACCCACGGCGGCAATCGGAGTTCGAGCCCGCCGTGAATCGAGATTACCTGCTGGCCCTTCGCCGTCTTCACTGTGGCCGTAACCTGCGGAACTTCGCCCATCTCTCCAGGAACAAAATCACCCTCTGTCAGTTCTCCCCCACAGTGCGGACAGGTCATCGTCGCCGCATTCTGCATGGGAACTTCGCTGTAGCAACTCGGGCACTCGAAGCGGTCTTCAGAGAGTTTGGTCGGCACCATCGAAATCTGGTCAACGTCTCGGAAACCGAATCGTTCCCCGTCTACCAGGTAGCGGGTGTAGACTCCGCAGATCCCGTGGGTATACATCAAGTAGGCGATGCGGAGATTCAGGAGAGACACGCGGTTCTGACGCTCCATGAGCGGAGCCAAGTCAGTAGCCGAACGTGCCGCAATAATGTCCAGTTCCTTGCGATAGTCGCTGGGGAAGAAACGAGTGGTAGGAATCTTCTGGCCAAGCACAGAAATCAGCGTCCAGCCCCAAGCGCGATAGAGGTTCGTTACGAAATCGAACCTCTGTCCAGATTCGCCAACCTTCTCACGGATGTTGTCCCAGGTGATCGGGCGCCAGATGTCGAGCTCGTGGTCCCAATAATTACGTTGCGCGTCTTTTCATCGTCACCAGAACAATTCCGCTTCTAAAAACGCCCGAATGTAGTATCTCCAAGTCGAGTAACTCTCCGTCTCGAAATCTTTCACCAACTGAATGAGTTTCTTTTCGAGATCGCTATCGAGACCTGGCATCAACTGTTTCGGTTCGTCTGCGCCCTCAATTTCTTGGGCGACAAAATCTTTCTGTGCCTCACGGCCCAGAAGATCAGCGGAATTGCTCTGTTCTGTGGCAAATGCTGATGTGGCCACTCGTTTCACCCCCCTTCCTCGCTAGTAGCGCCAAAATCATCTCTAACTCCCGTCTCCGTTCGATTTCACGGGCTCTTCGGGTTGGGATTTGCTAGCTTCACGGTCTCCGTTGATCCGCCTCTGGAGCGATTCTCTTTCCAGTTCGTCGGCCAAGCGGAAGTTGCTGACCTTGTTTTGTTGCTCTGCGATGGCCCTGGTGGTCTCAACGATGTTCGGCATCTGCTCATTGATTCCGTAGCCGGTGGTCAGCCGCATCGCGCGGTCAAACAGAATGTCGCGCTCTTTGCCGATCTTCTCGTTCTCATCTTCCAGCCGACGCACCGTTTCCTGAAGACCCAAGACAGTTTCCTCCAGCCGCGCCACACTGGGGAATAGTAACGAGAGCCAAGATTTCCTTGCCCGATTATCGGACGTGCCGATGTCAACTCGCATTAGTCACGGTTCCTTGAGGATGGTAGGTGGTGGGCGATCTTCTTGCGCTTCCGCAAACGACCCAATGTCTGAGCGAGATTGGCCTCTCTCCCTAGCGTACCGCCTGCGTGTTTTTCCTTCTGTGCGTAGGCACTCGTGCTCATTCCCGCACGCTTCGCCTTGGCCGAGAACGCTCCTGGGTGTTTTATCGCTCCTTTGATCCAGTTGGCCATGTTCAGTCTCCTCGGTTCCGCGATGACGGCAGATGCATTCGCTTCACCTTACGCCGTGTCTTTCCTCTTTGCAAGGCCCGAGCATACTTGCTGCGCTTCCCCGGAGACAATTCCATGATCCCCGCATGAGCACTCTCGGCACTCAGTCCCTTCGGGGCATTTCGGGCCGTGTGATGAGCGATGGCCTGCATGAGACCGTACTGGGCTGGGCTAACTATTTTCGGCATCGTTCCCCCTACTTATGGCTTCTTTGCCGGCCCCTCGGGGTCGCTAGTCACTATCCACCACCCGCTATCCGCTTCTTCCGGCGGGATGGGCCTTCCCCGGCGAATGGTGGGCTTCGTTCCAAGCCAGACTTCGAGCACGTTGGAGTTCACGGATTCAATACCGTCCTCATCCACCGCGCGCGCGACGTAGAACCACCGTCCGCTGCCGGGCGTATCTGAAAACGTCAGGAGAATAATCGGCGCGGTATTCACTTTGAGGCACGTCTCGTCGGTAATCCCTACCTCTCCCTGCAGTCCGCATCCCTCCGCAGTCTCTGTGCGGTACAGGTTGTAAGTCACCCCCGGTGTGGAAGAGGCATCCCACGATATCGAGACGTTCTGTGCTGCACAGGTGAGCGGTAGAAGCACGTCCAGCGCCACGAGGAGCGCAAATCGTTTCATGGGTTGATGATCCTTCGCCGGGCGGCAGAGGCTGCGCCGCCAGCGGCCTTGTAAGCGGCCATAACCACCTGGATTCTTGTCAGCGACTCGTCTAGCGTTCCGTCGGCCTGGTAAGAGCCGGTGGAACTAACAATCCGCTCCTGCCATTGTGCCGTGTCGCCGTCGTATGTCTGATGCACTTCCGTGGCGGGATATGTCCAACCGGACCCCGCCGTCCCGGTGACTGATGCGCTAAATCCTGTTCCCCAGATGCCAATCAGCAGGTCGTCGGCATTGGTGGTCGAAACCGCCGTGGAGGTATAATCCGTGGTGCTCGTGCTCGTGTTCCCTATTCCGACATCATAGGCGCTCGCTGT